CACCTGTTTCTTCATCCACATATTCATACCAAGCACCTGCTTGTTTTACAATTTTGTTTTCCTTCATTACCATTAACCACGAACCAAAGTTATCTATACCACGGTCAAAGTATATATCAAAATCGGTAGAACGAAGAGGTGGACCCATACGGTTTTTAATTACCTGAGCCCTGACTTTCATACCCATTATTTTATCTTGTCCGTCAATTTTCTTTTTAATTTGTCCGATGTTTTTTAATCTCAAACGAACAGATGAGTGAAATGCAAGAGCTTTACCACCACTTGTAGTCCAAGGGTCAGCGAATGCCATAGCATTTAATTTTTGACGAAGTTGATTTGTATAGACAAGTAGGATTTTCTGTCTACCAATCATATTTGTAATTTTCCTCATTGCTTTGGAAATAATGATTGCTTTGTCAGTTGCGTATCCATCTTTGCCGTAATCGGCAGCCAACTCTGTTTTAGTAGAAGCAGCTGCAACAGAATCAGTAACAATAGTTACCAATCTATCTTTATCGGTTTGTCTAACTTTTTCAATAATGGTTTCAGTAAAGTCAAAAATTTGTTCTACTGAATCAGCTGATACATAAAGAAGTTTAGAAACATCTACACCAATAGCTTCTAAAAATTCTCTACTTACCGCAGTTTCGGTGTCAATTAAAACTGCTACACCGCCTTGCTTTTGAGTTTCAGCAAGGAGGTGAGCAGATAGTAATGATTTACCACTTTGTTCAAGGCCAGTAATTTCAACAATTCTTCCAACTGGAAACCCACCATAAGGTCGGTTTGAAATAGCAACATCTAACATCGCACATCCTGTGGAAACCCAACCCGAAACATTCGTGGGGGCTTCATCAGAGTCAAGAAAGAATGCTACTTTTTCTTCTTTGGATTGTTTGTTTAGAGTTTCAGCAAGTATATCTGCTAAATCTAATTCTTGTTTTTTGGCCATGTATTATTATGATTATGAATTGAATAGGTCATCAAATGCCGAAGCTACATCATCTACTTTTTGAGTAGATTTTTCGGTAGATTTTGGTGTCACAGAAAGAGTTTGTTCTGTAACGGATTCCGCCGCATCTTCACTATCTGTTGATGAACTACTTGGGTTTAACCAACTTTCCAAAACATCTTTCAATTCATCATACGAAAGTTCTTGATACAATTCAGTAATTTCCGTTTGACTATTTAGGAAGTTTTGAAGATTGTCACCTTCTGCAAGTGGTGACTGATTTGGTTTGACTCTAATTGTGGTAGTTGGATATGATGTTCCAGCATCTTCTGCGGATACATATTCGATTGTTAAATCTCTACCACTTACTGGATCGGTGATGTCTCCGTAATCAGGGTCTGCGATATAACCAAGAATCTCTTGATAAACGGTTTTACCGAATCCCCAAAAACGAACTCCTTCACCTTCTTCACCACGAACGATGATTGGAACAAAAGTACGGAGTTTTGGTTCCATAGATTTTGCTGCTTTCCAATCTTCTTTATCACCCATTCGTTTGAGTTTGTCAGCAAACTCTACAATCGGGTCAGGTCTACCAAAAGATTGTGGGGAAAGGTAAGTTTTATTGTTGATGTTGTAGTGAAAGTAAAGTTCAATGAACGGATTGTCAGTATTGAACTTATAAGGAACAATTCGGACTTGATGTTTACCGGGAGTTGGTTTCCAAAGTGCGTCCGACTTTTTCTGTGTATTTTGCAGTTTGTTCAGTCTGCCTCTGATTGCATTAAGGTCAATTGCCATGATGTTTTACCTCGTTATGTTTTAGTGTTTTAGTGTTTAAGTGACAACCATTTGGTTGTACTAATATATATGATGTAATCATATTTTCGTTTGTTTTTTAGACAATTATTTTGGTTTCGGTATCAATTATTAGATTGATTGGTTTGTTAGTGTACTGATACATTTCATTCAAATTAGAACCGTTAATAAAGAGTGTATTTCGTGTTTGTAATTCACCATAACCTTCGTGGATATGACCAAAAGTATGAATGAGTGGTTTAATGTCATCTACTCTTTTACGGAGTAATTCACATCCTGCATTCTCATTATTACGAATAGTTTTATCCAAAATACCGAAAGGAGGGCCGTGGGTAATCAAAATGTCAGTATCATCTGGTATCATACTCCATTTATGTTCTAACTCTTCTCCATTTCTTGGTAAGTTAAATGCCCAATTATGAAACCAAGGTTGGTAAGGAGACCCATAAATTTTTAATCCTTCAATAGTTATCGCCATATCATTTAGATAAAAGAGATTATTGTAAGAAAGAAGATTGAGTGAGGATACTTTTTCTCTTTCAAAAAAGAAGTCATGGTTACCTGCGATAAAAACTTTGTATCTATAAGGTAGTTCAGAAAACCATTCTAAAAAGTAAAGGATTTCTCCTTTATTACCCGTACTACTTACATCACCACAATGTATAAGGAGGTCACCACCGATTAAGTTATCGGTAAGTTTGTGGTGTCTGACATGAGTATCGGATATGATAGTTGTATTAAGTATCATACCTATAATATAACCATAATAAAACAATTTGTCAAGTTATTTTGCCCACTTACCTGATTTAACAATTTGGCCAATTATACCGTATACAGACAAATCCATTAAAGTATCATCTATTTTTTCACCAACATTTTCCTTTTTACCCAATACAACAAGTTGTTTTAGTCTTTGAATTTTATCATTCATTCTAAACCAAAGGCCTGTTTGAGCAAGTTTAATGTCATCAAGAGTTTTGAGTGCAGTTCCAACTGCTATATTATCTGGTCCGTAATTAGATTGTTTGAGGCAAAATAGTTCATATTGGGTAAACATAATACGTTTAAACTCATCAGTCATTTGTGGATACTGACTTTCCATTTGTTCCACAACCTGTGGATGTTCGTATTTTATAAATGAAATTTCTTCATCTGCGGAAACTTTTCTTTTAATCATAGTTTTTAAAGTTAAATTTTATTTAAATATAAGAATTAATATTTTAAATGTCAAATTAATTTTGAGAAAATTCAATTATTTTAAAAATACGTGTACTAATTTTTTTTGTTCCTTCCGTATTTGTAACAATAATACAATTTTTATATTTTTCCCAATTTAATTCGAATTCTTTACTTAATACACCTTCATTTTCTTCTTTAATTAACTCATTAAGGGCATTTATAGTGTAAAGGGTGTTTGATTGTTTTTTACGGTGTACCAGTATAGTATTTTCAAGAGGTTTTTGTGGTTTTTTGGTAGTATCTATGTTAAATGTAATATATAATTCATCTAAATTAGATTTATTTTGTAATATATAAATGTAATTATAAACAATCGTATAGGTTTCTCTTATTTCTTGTAATATCTGATTTATATTATCCTTATCCGTAAACGTACATAATAACTGAGTTTGCATTTTTTATCTCTCTTCTAATTTTAATCTTATATAAATATAAGATTTCGTTTGGAGAGATATTATTATTATTGATTACTTTGAAAACACTTTTGAGTTTCTTTATCCCACTGATATGTCGTTTGGAGTTTGCCACTTTCTCCAGCTTTACTTCTTTGTGTTTTATATGCAACTTTTATTCTTTTTCCACCCTTTGTCACTGCATAAACAAAAATATTTCTTCCAGTAATCTGACCTGTTTCTCTATTGATGATTACTTCATCTTCTTTTTCAGGAGTGCCAACTTCAAAATGAGAAATAAAATCATCAGTATTATCAGTATTTAAACAAGTTTTTAGTTGGTCGGGTTCAACAATGACACCACCCATATTAACATCAAACAAACCTGTATATTTCCCAACTCCCTCACCACTCTCACCATCTATTACACCTATATGTAATTTATCTATTATATTTTTTGCTTCAATATAATCACCAAGAGGTTTGGAGTCTCCATTAGGTAGAGTAATGCTTGTTTCATTTAATTTTCTATGAGTATTTCTTTGGATTTCCAAACTTTCTTCTCGTATTTTACCTAAATTTGCAGAAATATCATATCCTTGTTGTTTAGCAGATCTATAAAGTAATTTCAATTGGTCGGAGGTCATTTCTCCTTCTCTATTATCATCACCTGCAAATTCGTAAAATGCCTTTAATAATTGTTCTTCTGTATATGGTTCTTCTTGTTGAGGTAAATATGGAAGAAGATTTGAATGAGGTTTTCCCCTTGAAAGAAGTGATTTTAACTTATTACTAACTTTTGCCTTACCTGTAATTCCTTTATCAGATTTAATATCATTTAAAATTTGACTAATATCACCATTTGCTAATTCTCTTGCTGGTTGATTTGCTGCTTGTTCTAATTCATTTTCTTTTTGATTTAATAAATCCTGTCCCTGTGATATAATCTGATTTGCCTGTTCTTTGATTTGTGGAGGTAAATCACTTTCTTCTACTATTTTTTTAGCGTTTTCTGCTTCTTGGTTAGGTGTTGAGTTTGCTTGTATATCAGAAAGTGAGATTTTATCGGAATGAAATGAAACCATTGCCCTTCCCCTTTCATCTACCGTTATAGTTGATGTATCACTTGGATTTTCACCACCACCACTATTTTTAATAAAGTTCAACAAAACATCTTTTGGAACCTCAACCCCATCTCTTGTGTAAAACGGCCCGTCAAGACTTTCTATAAGTTCCATTTGTTTTTGAATAGAAACTTCATGCCCATAATAAC